TCCGATCTCGGTCGGCCTGTTCCGGAACGTGACCAACACGCTCCAGCGCAACGACGCCATGCCGTTCACGGCCATGACTTCCGGTTCCGGGAATGAGGGCACCAGCCCGATCCTCCCGGCCTACTGGGCGTTCATGCATCCGGATGTGGCGAATGACACCTCGCTTCTGTCGGGCTTTGTCTCCATCGAGAAGTATGCCCAGCAGACCACGACCGTTCCCGGCGAGTTCGGGATGGTCTCGGGTGCCGGTGTCGGCGTTCGCTGCGTCATGTCCTCGGACGCCTCGGTCGATACCGATTCCGGCGCGTCTGCCGGGTCGCTCCGCTCGACCAGCGGGACGAGTGCCGATCTGTATTCGGTGGTCGTGATCGGCGAGGACTATCACGGCTCTGTGGGTCTCGGGACGGGCCACCTGAAGGAGATCTATCGGGCCGGCGATCAGCTTCCGGCGGTCATCATGATCAACAAGCCGTTCGGTTCCGCCGGTACTGCGGACCCGCTGAACGAGATTTCGACTCTCAGCTACAAGGCATGGCACGCGAGCACGATTCTCGACTCCAGCTGGGGCCGTACCATCCGCGTCGGCGCGAACAAGCTGACCTAGTACCAGGGGGCCGGTAATCGATTTATTGGCCTTTACCGGCCCCCTCTCTTTGTCAAGGTCGAAAGGGTTCCGAGCAACCCCTTCGTGCTGGTGTCAGTAGGCCATAAATCGTTGAAATAGAACAGTAATATGGTGCGGACCTTTGCTCCGCTCCGAGGCCGATAAATCAACCATCGGCCTTTATTGGCCTTTATCGGCCTTTCCGGAGGACACATGAAACATATCGACATGGGCCATCCGGCCGCTGACGAGATGTATGGCCTGAGTCACGGCGACATCGTGAAATACGCCGCGTCTCACGGCATCGAGATCGACGGAACCCAGCCCCGTTATCGCCTGATCCCGGCTATCCGGGCTGCGGAAGCCGCCCGAGCCGAAGATGCGAAGATCAATGCGGCCATCGAGGCTCGAGCCAAGGAACTGGCCGAGGAAATGGTCGAAGAGATGACGAAGAAGCACAAGACGAAACGGAAGGACAAGTAACATGGCGGTTGTCAATACCGACAGCTTTCGCAGCATCGCTGGTCTTCGGGAAGTCCGGAACGAACATCCCAAGCCGATCAATGCGCGAGGCAATCAGGACACGCGGAGATTCGCTGGCAAGCGGCGTCGGGAACTGCTCGACCTGATCTACAAACACGCCCCCAAGGAGTTTCTTGAGAACTTCGATGAGGGCAGCACCCCGGCTTCTGACGACCGCGCCGCACACGATCTCGTCGGCATCTGCGAGACCCTTGCCATGCAGGGCCACATTCCCGCCGTCCTCCCCGTTGGGGAGACTGTGGGGAATATTGAGGACCGTCTGACGCAGGCGATCAAGCGCATCAAGGAACTGGAGCGCCTTGAGGAGCAGAATCGCATCGAGAAGACGCAATCCAGCGCCAAGGACAACGGCCATCGTCTTTCGACGGCAACGGACAACGACGAGGTAACAGCGCTGAGCTGGAACGATCTCCGGGCGAAGGCCAAGGACCAGGGAATCGACGTTTCCCCCGGCCGGTCCCGTTCCGATATCGAAGCCGACCTCCGGGCCGACTAAATGGCATACACGTTTCTCCAAGCGACGAACGCCGTCCTGAAGAGGGTCGGTGAAGTCGCCGGGGATGCGGGAGCGATCACATCGTTCACCGACACGACGCTCCAACGGGCAATCGACGTTGCGCTCCAGATTTGGAACGAGACGCTGCATGAGTTGTTCATTCGCGGTTCCTTCTCCCAGGAGACGGCGACGGGGACGATCACGATTGTCACGGGGACGAGGGAATATTCCCTTGCCTCGGATTTCGAGGAGTTCTCGGGGGACAGTTGGGACACCCGTGTTCTGGTGAATGCCAACGACACCTTCGCCATCCATGAATATCCGGGTGGTTATCAGAAGATGTTCGCGGACCAGCCCGACCCCTCTGATTTTACGGGTCAGCCGAGGGCCTGGGCGATCAACACATCGAACGGCACGTTGCGATTGGACACCACGCCGACCTCCGACCAGAACGGCGATGTCTACTCGTATTTGTATGACAAGCGCATTTCACTGACGGCGACGACCGACACCTTCCCGGTCTCGGACACGGTGGTCGATTCCCTCGTTCCTGTCGTTTCGGAACTGTGGCACATCGACATGGCGAAAACCGCGAGAGACCCGGTTTCGGCCAATGCGGGATTCAAGCGGGCGCTGCTGCTTGCTAGAAAGACCAAGGCGCGGACCCGCTACGGCGTCCGTCGCCGCAGCGCGGGAATGCTGACCTCTCCGGACACCTTCTGATGACGGTAATGGATTCCGCCGTCGCCAAGCAGGGGACGGTGTTTCTGCCCTTGAGATTCGGGGCGGGGCTGCACACCTCGAAGGACGAGGGGCAGATCGATGCATCCGAATGCGCGGTCGGGAGTTACAATTTCGACCTCGGCATTGACTCCACCAGTTGGAAGCCCCGCCCCGCCTTCGACCTCGCGGCGACGGCTCCGAATGCTGCCGAGATTCGAGGCTTCTGCGAATACATCGCTTCCGATGGGTCGGTCAGCCTCTTGGTTCAAGCGGGCGGGAATGTCTACGATTGGGACGGCGAATCGACCTTCTCCCTTGTGGGGACGGTGCCTGCCGGTTCGAAAATCCGGGGGAATCGGTTTTCAACCTCGGTACTTGACGGCTACGTCATCATCACCGATCTGGAACAGCAGGCCACGGTGCGGACCTATGACGGGACGACCTTCTCCGAACTATCGACCAGCCTGAGCGGGGATTTTCTCGCTCGCTATTGTCTGGTGGACAAGGAGCGGGCGATGTTCGCCGGGGTCAAGTCTGGCGGCACACAGACCGACCACGTTGTCGTCGCATCGGCGGTGAGCGCCAGCATCTCCGCATCCGCCGTGGGGACGCTTTCGACCTCAAACCGCCCGTCTTCGTCTCTGGGCACGGGGGATGCGTTTTATATCCCCATGCCCGACCTGAAGCCGGTCAACGGCATTCTCGCGGCTTTTGGGCTGATCCTGATCTCGACGGAAAACGGGTCGGTTTACAAGCTGACGGGTTCGGATGCGAAGGACTACGCCCTGGACCCGTTCTACCCGGATTCGGCGTCGTCCGGCCGGGAGGCGATGGTCACATTGTATTCGGACGTTCTGTTCGGCCCTCACGGGCGAATCGAGAGTCTGGTTAACACCCAGGCTTTCGGCGATGTGGAGCCGGACGACGTTTCCAGATGGGTTTCGGACCAGTTCGAAGACGTTCAGGGATGGACGATCAAATACAACCCCAGGACCAGAAAAGCCTATCTCTGGGCAGAGAACGGCAACGAGGTCTGGGTGTTCCACAAGTCCGTATTCGACCGGAACCTGACGACGGGGGGCAACGTATCCCCGTGGTCGAAATATGTGACGGACTTCGGAGACGGCGACTTTCGCCAGACGGCGGCCGAGGTTCTCCGTCATCCGGCAAGCAAGCTCGACTACACCTACTTTGGAAACGCTTCCGGCCAGATCTTCCGCATGGAGGGGGTAGGGATTCAGGACGGCGGGACGACGGATGTTGTCTCACGGAGGATTTCAGGGCGAATCGAATGCCCCTGGACGCCCAGCGTTCCGGTCGATCACTCGCTTGGAATGGTCAACGGATATGTCCGCTACAAGAAGAGCGCGGACGCAACGCTTACGATGACCGCCCTCAGAGGCGGTGTTGAGTTGAACGACAATTCGGTCACGAAGGTTCTGGATGGATTTGCCGATGCAGACGTTTTCAGCGGAGACGCATGGTTCGGAGGAGACTTCTATTTCGGAGTCAAATTCGACGGCCGAGTCGCACAGCAGTCCTATCAGTTCGCAGGAAGAAGCCAGTTCTTCCAACTGCAAACCAGCATCACCGGAGCGGAATTCGAAGTCCCCGAAATCGGCGTCCAATTCGAAGTCGGAACGTAAATTCAAACGCACCGAAACCCGTTCCGTCGGGCTCAAACGAAATCCCGTCGTCCGGGACGTTGATTTTGATGACAGAAAATATCTCTTCGCCGCTTTTGGCATGGGTGCCTTCGACCTGCTGATGGAGGGTTTGGAGAGGCGCGGCATTGATATTGAACGGCCGACCGAGAGAGACGCCGTTTTGGATTTGGTCGGGGGAATCCTCGGCCTTGCAGACAGAACTTGGATGCTCGTTGCACCGACACCGAAGGGGAAGATTCCGGTCGGCGTGATCGGAGAACGCTCGGTCGATACCCCCGCCGGGAAGTGGATCGAGCCGCATGTCACTTGGTTCCCCTGGGCCAGTCCCAGGAACAAGGTCGAGACGATTTTGAAATACCTTCAGGTCCGGAGATTCGAAGTGCCCATGTTGATCATCGCAAACAGGAAGGTCGAACCGTTCTTCCGGCGCATGAAGGGCTTCGGCGTTCTGGCGGGGCCGTTCCGTCTGCCGGGAGATCCGAGCATTCATTTTTGGGGGTCGCGATGAGCGATTTCGCGTCACTTCTGGCCGGCAAGGGGATGCAGAGCCTTTTCGGTTCCGATCCCGTCAATATTCCCATGTCCACCTTCGGCCGGGCGATCACGACGCCGGACTTCGAACTCCGCTCCCAAATCTCTCCCATCTCCGGGGTGAATACCTCGATCACCCGCAGGGACACGCCGGAACTCCGTGCGAGAACCGCTGCCAGAACCGATGCCCTCTCCCGTCTTTCCGGGTCTCTTGGGACATTGGACACCCTTCCCGATGTGACGCGGCAGATCGTCCAGAACGCCTTCTCGAGTCGTCGGTCAATCTCCGCTCCCAGCAGGAGAAACGGAGGGTCGCGGGGTCGAGTTTCGCCAATCAGGAACTCTCGTCCCTGGCATCCGAACAGGCCGTTGTTGAATCCCAGGCGCAGAGGCAGTCGATTCTGGAGAAGGTCGCGGCCTCCAGCCAGGTCATCTCCCAGAGGGAAGATTTGCTGCGGCAGCAAGTGGCCGAGGAATTCCAACTGTTGAATATCGCCACAGGAAACACCGATTCCGTGACGAACGCGATTTCGGCGCAAGCGGCTTTGGATAAGAAGTTGGACG